AAGAGGTATCCGAACCGAGCCCGCCTCACGACGACCGGAGCGTTCGAGCTGGAGCTTGCTGGTGGTGCTCCGGACGCTGTGGCTGCCGCCTCGACCGGCATCGCTGACTCCGCGACTCCATTCGCATGGGTGAGCGGATCGGCCATCAAGGGCGTCATCCGTTACGAAGCTGCGTGAGGAGGAGCGATGGCTGCGTCTGTATGGGTCGGAGGTCAGCGAGCCTCTGCCGATCGTCTGGCGAATATGCTTCACAAGAGCGTCGACTTCACGCCTGACTGGAACACGACGTCGGGAGCTGCGTTCCCGGACTACGGGAACGCCGTGATCGACTGTCGCTACTCCCAGTCGGGCGACCTGATCGTCGCTCACTACGACATCACGTTCGGGTCGACGACCAACTTCGGCGGCGGTGGCGGCGCTGACAACTACATGTTCAGCATCCCCAAGACCGCTCGTGCAGCAACCGTGGGTGTTGGCGACTTCAACATCTACACGGTTGCTGCCGGGGCCAAGCTGACCTGTCGTGCAAGGCTTGTTGACCAGAGCAACGTAGAGATCGAGATCACCAACAACCGAGCCGACTCCGGAGCCATCGCGAATCAGGGTCTGGTTGACGCGATCTCGCCCTTTACTTGGGCCAGCGGGTCCAGCGTAAAGGGCGTTCTCGAATACGAGGCTGCATAATGCGACAGAGGCCTCTCGTAGTAGGCTTTCAGATATCGGCATTGGGAGGCTAGCTGTTGCTCCGAGAGAACAACTACTCATGATGCCCGATACATGGTGCAAGGCGAAATGCGCTACCATGTAGGACCACGGGGCTGATTGCGTAGGGAGCGTTGCTTTGTCAAATATCACCAATGGACTTGGAGGCATCAACATGGGAGATCCCACGAGTCCTTCTCCGGGAGGAGGCGGTATGGGTGAGGGTCCCAGCGTAATCGACCTCGTGGTCATGATGACGCGGCTTGAATCGAAGATGGATGGTATGCGAGAGTCACAGGCCTCGCAGAACACCATACACACCGATCATGAGCAGCGTCTCAGACTCATCGAGCAGTTCGTGTCGCAGGGCAACGACCACGAGGCGCGCATCAAGAGCCTGGAGGCGAACAATGGGCCGCTCCCATCGTTGGCAGCCCTCATCTCGCTCGCGGCGATCGGCCTCGCGGTCATGAACATGAAGAACAACGGCGGCTGATCGGCTCAGAGCCCGCGTAAGGCCCGAGCGAGCGCGTCTGAGGCCCGCGTACCGACTCCGACTCCCGGGGCCGCTACGCGGGCCTCTACGGCGTTTTACGGATGCTCCTCGACGGCATCCTTCGGGTATGATTCACTCGAACCACAATCACGGGGCAAACGCAGGGAGCACGAGTATGGCAACACCTCTGAGTGCAGACGCGATCCTCACGGTCCTCAAGGCCGAGGGGCTCGACGTCTTCGAGCACACCGGCTGGCGGACGCACAACCGCGACGCGGCCACGGGCAAGACCTTCGGGCCGGTCCATGGCGTCCTGATCCACCACACCGCCGGACACAACGACAAGGAGATCTGCTACAACGGCCGGAGCGACCTTCCCGGTCCGCTGTGCCACTCCTGGCTCGGCAAGACCGCCGGTCTCTGGATGATCGGCAACGGGCGTGCGAACCACGCCGGTCTCGTCGACGGCGACGTCATCGCCGCGCTGATCGCAGAGCAGTCGCCGCTTCCGCACGACGACTTCGCAGACACCGACGGCAACGACCTCCTGTACGGACTGGAGTGCGAGAACCTCGGCGACGGCAAGGATCCGTGGCCGACCGAGCAGTACCACCAGGCGGTGCTGTGGGCCGCTGCTCTGTGCCGCAAGCACGGATGGTCCGAGAAGAGCGTCGCCGGACACAAGGAAGTCCAGCCCGGCAAGATCGACCCGACGTTCGACATGGACGACTTCCGTCAGGCCGTCAAGGTCCAGCTGGCGAAGAACCCCGGAGACGTCATCGTGACGCCGACTCCGAGCAAGCCGAAGGTCGACCTGTCGCTGCTCGTGAGCGCGGCCAAGACCGACCCCGGTGCCAAGCAGGGCCACGTCACCTACATGACCGGCACGAACCTCGTGGAGGACGCGCTTGTCAAGCTGGGCTACCTCTCCAAGACGTACGCCCACGACGGCTCGTATGGCACCACCACGAGGGACGCCTACAAGAAGTGGCAGTTGCACCTGGGCTACACCGGCTCGGACGCCGACGGCATCCCGGGGATGACGAGCCTCAAGAAGCTCGGAGCCAAGTACGGCTTCGACGTCGTCGCCTAGGAGGCAACGTGAACGCCAAGACCAAGGTCACCATCCGCACGGTCATACAGGTCGTGCTCGGACTGGCCGTCATCACCCCGCTCCTCGTCGACCAGGTCGGCGGGACCAAGGCCGTGCCGTGGCTCGCGGGTGCCGTCGCAGTCTCCGGCGTCGTGACGCGCTTCATGGCGTCCGACCTCGGCCAGAAGGTCATGGGCGCGCTCAACACCGCCGACGACACCGACAAGAAGTAGAACCTGGAGGAGCTCAGCCATGGCAATCCCCGATGGCGTCGAGACGGTAACGATCAACAGCTGCACGCCGTTGACGCTGCCCGACGGAACCCTCATTCGTGGCCACATCCGGTTCATTGCGCCGGACCTCAACCTGATCGCGGACGAGGACTTCATCTTCGGTGGAGAATCCCCGGCTGAGCTCTGCGAGGGATCGTTCTCGATCACGCTGGTCCCGCCGGACGCGACTGGTATCTCTCCGACAGGATGGACCTACACGGCCATCGCGGAGTTCACCAACGCGCCCGGCTGGACCCGCTACGTTGACATCACCAAGGACAACCCGGTCGTCTGCTTCGACGACGTGATCGTCCTGACGCCCGGCGACGTCACCAACCCGGACACGACGTTCGTCCGCAAGGCTGGCGACACCATGACCGGGGCTCTCATTCTGTCCGGAGCCCCGACGGTCGACCTGCAGGCGGCCACCAAGAAGTACGTGGACGACCTCGCAGTCGACACGAGCGCATTCGTCGAGATCGCGGGCGACACGATGACTGGACCCCTCGTCCTGTCTGGCAACCCCACGCTCGCTCTCGGGGCCGCGCCCAAGCAGTACGTCGACCAGGCGGAGGCGGACGCCGTAACGGCCGCTACGGCGGCTGCGGCAGCCGAGTCGGTGAGTTTGTCCGGCGACACGATGACAGGCCCGCTAATCCTTAGCGGAGCCCCGGCAACGGGCCTTCAGGCGGCGACGAAGACCTACGTTGACGCGGGAGACGCTGCGACGCTGGCTGCCGCTGCGGCCGAGTCGGTCTCGATCTCTGGCGACACGATGACCGGCCCTCTGGTGCTCAACGCAGATCCGAGCGCTGCACTCGGAGCTGCGACGAAGCAGTATGCCGACGCGGGCGACGCCACGGCCGTCAAGCTGACTGGTGATCAGACCGTAGGCGGTGTCAAGACCTTTACGTCATCGCCTGTCGCTCCGACGCCGACGACCGACACGCAGGTCGCCATCAAGTCGTACGTGGACGACGGAGACGATGCCGTCACTGCTTACGTGGACGGGCTCGACGCTGCGAACGTGAAGCTCACGGGCGACCAGACGATCGCGGGGATCAAGACCTTCACGAGCACGCCTGTCGGACCGGCTGCCAACCCGACGACTGCCAATCAGCTCTCGCGGAAGCAGTACGTCGACGATCGCGAGGCTTTCCTCCAGGGCGAGATCGACACGCTCGATGCACAGAACGTCAAGCTCACCGGCGATCAGACGATTGCCGGCATCAAGACGTTCACGTCGATCCCGGTCGGGCCTGCCAGCGACCCGGTGTCGGCCGACCAGCTCACGCGGAAGTTCTACGTCGACACCCTCGACGCCGCCAATGTGAAGCTGACCGGCGACCAGACCGTCAACGGCATCAAGGACTTCCAGGCGTCCCCGCTCGTACCGACTCCTACCACTGCAACACAGGCGGCTCCCAAGGGATATGTCGACTCGGGCGACGCTACGAACGCGAGCGACATCGCGGATGTGGCTGCGGACCTGGCCACGTTGGACGCGTCAGTCGTCAAGCTCACCGGAGACCAGACGGTCAACGGGATCAAGACGTTCGGGTCCATTCCCGTGCTTCCCGGGTCCGACCCCGTGGCCGCGAATGAGGCGACGCGCAAGTCGTATGTCGACGCCCTTGACGCTGCGAACGTCAAGCTCACTGGTGCGCAGACGATCAACGGCGTAAAGACCTTCGGATCGATCCCGGTCCTGCCGGGCGCGGACCCTGTCTCCGCGAATGAGGCTGTCCGCAAGGCATATGTGGATGCGCTCGATGCCCAGAACGTGAAGCTCACCGGCTCGCAGACGATCACGGGTGCGAAGACGTTCACGTCAACAGTGCAGATCGACTCTGCGTCTGACGCTGTCGCAACGGGATCGCTCATCGGTGCCGAGGCATTCGACAGCTACAGGCGCTCGCACCGTGGGCGTGAGGAATGGGGACCTGGCTCCGGTGCTCGCGACACGTTCCTGGAGCGCATTGCTGCGGCCGTCCTTCAGGTCACGTCTCAGATCCGAGTCACCGGGACTGCACCGTCCAACGCGGCGGACCTGACGCGCAAGGACTACGTCGACACGCTCGATGGCGCGAATGTGAAGCTGACCGGAGCCCAGACCATCGCGGGCGTGAAGACGTTCTCCAGCGAGCCCGTGGTTCCGACTCCGACGATCGCGAGCTCGCCCACGCGCAAGGACTACGTTGACGGTCTGGACGCGCAGAACGTCAAGCTGACCGGAGCTCAGACGATCGCCGGGGTCAAGACGTTCACGAACGAGCCGGTCGTGCCGACTCCGACGCTCACTACGTCTCCGACCACCAAGGCATACGTCGACACTCTGGACGCTCAGAACGTCAAACTGACGGGCGACCAGACCGTTGCCGGAATCAAGACGTTCTCCAGTATCCCGGTGTTGCCCGCGTCTTCGCCGACGACTGCGAACCAGGCCACGCGTAAGCAGTACGTGGACGACACCATCGCGTCTGAGTTGCTCGCCAAGGTCGGATTGTCGACCGGCGTCATCCTCGGTGGCGAGCTGAACATCAACGCCGACCCGACAAAGGTCGACATCGGAGACACGTACGGCGTCATCGTGGACTACACGACAACGCCTGCAACGCCGACGATCACCAAGGTTACATATCCGGCTACGACGGTCACGATCACCAATCTGGTCGAGCCGATCACGTGGCTGCTCGTCGACTCAGCCGGTACGCTCACGCAGCAGACGACGCGTCCGACCAACTCGCAGCGTCGCGACTATCTGGTCCTTGGTGGTCTTCTGATCGCTGGCGGAGTGATCAGCCAGGATCAGAGCCTGCCCAACTACCCGCCGCAGACGCTCAACCAGCTGTACGACCTCATGGATGCGATCGGCCCGTTCAACATCACGGGCAACATCATCACTCCTGCAAGCACGGACCTCACGCTCGCCAAGACGGCTGGCACCGTGTTCAACCGAGGCTTCAACCACTACGCGGGTCCGACCATCACCAAAGACCCGCACATCTCTGACACGGCTGCTCAGAACCCCGTGTCCATGCGATACATCACGCAGACTCCTGCTCCGGCTGTCGCACCGGTAACGTCGATGATCCCTGGCAGCTACGACAATGCAGGCGTCATCACGGTGATGCCGGGCGGTGGCGGCACGGCCACGATCCAGCGGGTATTCGTAACTCCGCTCAATAGCGTTGCAGCGCAGGTCGTTGTGATGTATGGCCAAACGATCTACAACACGCTCAACGACGCGATCGCAGCAGTCGGAACCGAGTCGTTCATCCCCAACCCAAACATCAAGGATGCAACGTTCATCGGATACGTCGTGATGCGTAAGGCCGCGACGAACCTGGCGAACACAAACGACGCTCGTGT